TGTAACTGCTGTTAAATTTTGACATTGATAAAAGGGAGGGAGTTTGCTACTGTCTACTCTTAAATCTGTAACACCAAGACCAATTACAACTTCTTTAAGGTTTTCTTTCGTTATAACTGTACCTGTAAGATCATCTGGGTTATCGATCCAATCACCCTGTTCTAACGTAAAACCTGTTTGAATTGTTTGTGTTAGATCAGTTGATTCTACGGTATAAGTAAATTTCGTTGTTAAAGGCTCTGGTTCTGGTTCTGGCTCTGGTTCAGGCTCTGGTTCTGGCTCAGGTTCTGGCTCAGGTTCAGGCTCTGGTTCAGGCTCTGGTTCAGGCTCAGGTTCTGGCTCAGGTTCAGGCTCTGGTTCAGGCTCTGGTTCAGGCTCTGGTTCAGGCTCTGGTTCAGGCTCTGGTTCAGGCTCTGGTTCAGGCTCTGGTTCTGGCTCAGGTTCTGGCTCAGGTTCAGGCTCTGGTTCAAACTCAGGGTTCATAAAATCTGGAGTTTCAATTACTAAACTTGGACTTCCAGTATAATCAAATTCTAAAGGATTTGGATCAAATATATTAGGAACCCCATCACCGTCTATATCTGGATCTAATGCATCAGGAATTCCGTCACCGTCTATATCTGGTGGGTCAACCTCAGGTTCAGGCTCTGGTTCAGGCTCAGGTTCTGGCTCTGGTTCTGGCTCAGGTTCAGGCTCATTAGTAGTTCCTACGGTAGAATAAGTACCTTCTCCTTTTCCTGTCCAAATTACTTCGTATATAACGCCCTTGCTTTCAACTCTAAAAGTACCAGTTTCTCCCCAAATAGACCCTTCAGACTCAAAAATTTTAGAATCACTAGGCCAATTTTCCCAAGTTTCTATTCTATCATCCCATATCCTTTCTTCGTTGTTACCATCAATATCCGTACCTGTCAGAACTGATCCCTCATAAGTTCCTCCACCTCCTTCATTTTCATTCCCATCTTCATTGTTTTCAGGAGGTTCATAATTAGAGTTAGGTACAGTTGTTGTTCCTATAGGTTCAGGTAATGTAATAGTTACTGTAGGATCTGTAGTGTTTGGAGAACCATCAGGATTAGTTGCTGGATAACTTGTAGAAGTTGTAGTTTCTGGGGATGAAGTCGTAGTTTCTTCTGGGGATGGAGCCGTAGTTTCTTCTGGGGATGAAGTCGTAGTTTCTTCTGGTGGTGGTGGTGATCCTTCAGGTGTTTCTATTAATGGCTCTGGTTCAGGCTCTGGAAGGTTTGGTGGTATTATATTTGGATCTTCTATTTCTGGAGCTTCAAACTCAGGTGGTGGAGGAAAGTCTGGATTAATATTATCTAAAGGCTCTCCTGTAACTTCTGGAGGTTGATTAATTCTTTGTCCACTTTCGTCAAAAATACCTGTAGATACATTTGGGTTTTTTCTTTGAATCCTATTAGGATCCATTGCCCTATCTACTAAAACTTGAAATAAATCTTCAGGGCCGCCTTTAGTTCCAGTTCTGTCTAAAAAGTCATTCCAACTTGCTTCTATTCTTAAAAGTTGTTCGTTTCGTTCTGTTTCCGAAATAACACCATTATCAGCTTCGTCATTAATTTTTTTAATTTGATCTATAGTTTCTTGCTGAGTTTCTGTATAATCACCGTCAAATGTATAACTTGAAGACTCAGAGTTAGCTGCATTGTTAGAAAGAGCATCAATTACAGTATTAATATTAATAGAGTCTCTTAATGAGCCTAAAGCATCTGATGCTCCTGTTAACTGATTTAGTTCTTCACTAGAACTAAGCCTATCATTTAATTGATTAGAAGTTGTTTGTGTTGTTTCTTCTTCTGGAGTTAATAACAAACCTTCAGTTTCTAAAGCTGGTGAAGCAGGAAGAAAATCTGTAAATAAACCAAATATATTAGACATAATAATATACGCCTAAGATTAACGAAGCAATACCAGAGACAACACCAAGCACACCCTTAAGGCATTTTGTACCAAACTCCATGTCTTTCTTTTTTTGCCTAGATATTCTATTCAATTCTCTGGCTCTTTGTTTTTTGGCTTCTGATTGGAACTTTAACCAATCTTGGTACATATTAGGTCTTCCAGCATAGATCATCCATTCCCTGATCCATTCTTCCTGTTGCCTGAGTTTCTCAAGCTCCATAAATGCCTTTATGTCTGACTTTCGACCTCGTTTGTTAGCTCGTCTAGCTACGTAACTTTTGTTGTTAAAGTATTCCGCACAGGAATCTGCAACATCATAAAGTTCTTTTCCATGTTGCAAAGCAGCTTTGATAGTTGTAAAGGCTGCGTTTGCTGCTGCTATTTCCGCTAACATTGGTCATTTCAGTTAGTAATATCTTCCGTATATATTTTTTAAAGACTCAGCAACTTGTTCCCTAGGGATATACCTACAATCCATTGTGTTTCCCCTAGAAGTACAAAAACTTATTAAATCTCCTCTTTGTACTTTTAATGTTGGTTGTTGTTGTGTCTGGGTTCCTAAACTACATCCTGTCAAAAATAATAAAATTAAAACTATCCTCATTTCTTCAAACTCATTAATTTACTAACGCCTCTTATGCCAAATGATGAACTTATACAAATAAATAATAAATATTGATACCATTCTGGTAATGTGGACAGTGCGTGAAATCCATGTTCTACCCTGTCCAGTATTCTTGGATCATTCATAGCAATAGCATAGCCTACACAAAATATAGGGATTGCTAAAACTAAAGTCCAAAACTCGTCTTTCCATGAATCTTTTGTAGCATCAGCCATTGTTTGTTCCCAGTTTGCATCATTCTGGATAACAGACAATTTAGCTTGGTGTTTTGCTTGAGCTTCTTCTGCTTTATTCTTTAGATGTGAAGTAACTACACCTGCAATAGGAGAGATTAAAGCAGAAAGAATATTCATTGTAGAACCTAAAAAGGGGCCATTGCTGACCCCTTGGTTAGATTAGAGTACCAGTACAAAACCAGTTTCTGAACGCAGAGGCTCTACACCGTAGAGTCGATCAGCAGTCAAAAGGGTGGCTAAGTATTCTTGCTTGTAAGTGGTTTGAGTACGTACACCCACTTGCTCAACAAGAACCATAGTGTCTCTGTGTGCAAAGATTGCACCTTTGACATCTATTGAACTAGCAGAGTTGTCACCAGCAGCTTCAACAGTTTGACAGTTATTGGAAACAAAAACGTCAATTCCGTACAAGTTACCAATCAAACCATTAACGACTGTCTGACCACTAACAAAATCAGAAGACGTATAACGATCAATACCCATAATTGAATTACGAGCAGATGGCGGTATGACAAGGAATCGATTGTCCATTGGAGTGTCTTGCTCGTCCATCTTCTGAATCAATGCTCTAAAGCCAGCATCAGTAAATACATCAGTACCACCAACAACTGTGTCAACAGCGTAAGCTGACAAACCACTGGACGCATCAATATAGTACGAGTTACTGTGAACGTAGTCAGTAGCACTTGCGTTACCTTGGTCTCCAAAGTTTTGAGCAAGAGCATGAAGAGCAGTATCTACTTGAAGTGCCAAAGCATAACCAGCGTCTTCAGTATAGAAACCCCTGAGGGATGCCAAAGCCTGTACATCAGCAATATCGTCAATCAAACGAGAGTATTCGTAGTGTTGGTTAATTGCTACTTGAACTTCTGTAGAAGTGCCATGCAGAATGTTAACCAGTGTACCTTCAGTTTTACTGGAGGCAGCACCACGGTCAGGAGAAGGAATATGGATAACATCTCCTTTCTTTCCTTCCATAGACATTTTCTTAACCAAGTTAGCCAAGACTAGATTTTTTTCATAAGCAGCAACAATTTCATCCGACCAAATTTCTGGGATAAAAGTTGCGGCTTCCGTTGCACTTATTGCCTTTGCCGCTGTGCCAAAAGCACCAGAGGTAGACGTTACATAAGCTGGTTGTGTAGCCATGATAAAAGTCCTATATTAAAATTAGTTAACGAACCCTTCGTTCAGCGTATGCTTGCATTATTTCGCCTGACAACGCTTGATAACGATCAGGGTCTTCCTTCATAAGTTTTATAATGTCTGCTCGTCTGTATATTTTCTTAGAAGACGGTGCTGTAGAACCTTTAGTTGTACCAGTAGATGCACTTTTAACTGTTTGTTTTCTCTCTTTCTTTTCTGTCTGTGCAGTCTGTTGAACTGTTTGCTGACGGTCTTTCCAGAGATTTAAAAGTTCATCTGCGGTTTCGTAGTCATACATTTTATCCGCTTGATGAAAAAGTTTTTGACGAACTTTAGAAGCAGTAACCCATTCTTGAAACTTTTTATCCTGAACAATTTTATTCATATCAGGATGTAATTTATTAAGTTGAGCTTTAGCAGTTTCTTGTTGATACTGCTGACTAATTTTTTCCGCTTCTAATATTTTAGGATGTTTAGCAATTTGTTGTTGAATTGCTTTTTCAGGATCAGAAAAAAAGTCTACTTCTTCTTCTGATTGTCTTGTTACATCCTCTTTGAGTTGTGTTTGTCCTTGAATATAGTTATCAACAACTTTTCTTAACTCACCAACTTCTGAACTTTGTTTACCAAGTAACTTTTCAGCTTCTTGGTGCATTTGTATAATATCAGATGTTGATTTGCCTTTGTACTTTTCTGGAACATTATCCTCTGGGGGTTGTTCCTCTATTAGTTCTTTAGCAGGTAATTCAGTTGTTTCTTGTTCTTCAAAGTTACGCTCAAGGTCTACCAGTGTAGCCATTATAAACTCCGTCTACTAATGATTGTGGAATAGGGCTGTTTTTTATCAGGACTCTAAGAGTTTTCCTGTTTACGTTCTTGCTTTATTGTGTATTCTCTATGTTTAGCCCAGTTCTTAGTGGCTTTAGGAAAGTCACCAGAAATGGGGTCAAGAGAAAAATTTACGGTTGATATTATTCTATGGGCAACTTCAGGACACTGAGGACAAGGAACTGCTACAGTGTCACTAGATGTTATTCTTTCATGCATATGTTCATTAGAACATTTAAAATCATAAAGAACAGCCATTAATCAATCCCCATCTTCATCAAAATACTGTTCTTCCATACTTTTAATTTGATTTTCCAAGTTAAGTATAGTACCAAGAACTGCGAGTTGGCCTTTTCTGAAGTGGAGATCAGTTTCGTTTTTAGTTGCTTCCACAGAGTTGATATTTTGTACGTTAGTTCTGAGATCATTACAAAGATTTCCCCATCCTTCCGTATTAAACATTTCACGGTAAGAATTATAATACCGTTCCATATTGATTATTTCTTCAGCTTTGCTCACTGTTTACCCCTTAGGACAGTTATGTATATATAAGTATTATACCATACTTTTATACAAATGTCAAGCTATTTTTTCATTATCTTTTTTTTCTTTTTCTTACCGTTTTTAGTAGGTGGTCTGCCTCTTGTTGTTCCGTATGTTCCTTTTCCCATTGGCATGGTCTTTCTCCTATAAGTTAGTAATTACAATATTTGTCATAATAAAAAAACAACAAATTAGGTTAGTTAACACTATCACTGTTCTAACAGCAGCAACTGCATTGGCTTCTTTATCGTCATTGCCAACCTTTTCACCTAGACTTAACGCCCAGATACGCCACAGCTTTTTCATTGACTACCACCGTTTACAACTCCAATACCTTGCTGTAAGTTTTGACGGTGGACTTGTGTCACATTTATGTCTCGCTCTAAATGATTTACGTCTTTTTGGTTGATCTTTTTTAACACTTAAATTAGGATCACCGTATCTAATTGTTTTTGTCTGGTTTCCTACTTTTGCAACTACTATGTATTCTTTAGAACTGCCTTTGGGTAATCGTTTAGGTTTGTTGTAACCACTTACCCCTGCTCGTTTTAATTTAGAATCTTTTTCTTTAGGCATTATACTCTCCTAAAACGTCTGGTTTTCTTTGCAATCTTTTTAGGCTGAGAAGAAAACTGTTTACCTGCTTTAGTATCCTTGCGTTTTTTACGTGTTGTAGCTGCGTATTCCTGTGAAGACATAGACTTTATAGCCTTTTCAGGTAAATAACGCTCTCCAGTTTTAGCACTAGGTTTACCAGACTTAGTACGCCATTTTTGTTTAGACCATGACTTTAAAGATCGTTGTGATTTTTTAAGAGCCATTAGGTATAACCTCCACCTTTAGCTTTATAGCGTTTAGCAAGCATCTGGGCTTTACGTGCTGACCACTGACCAGCTTTGCCTCCTTTTGTTCCTGCTTTAATACGGTTAAACATATTTTTACGCATGGTAGGTTTAGTATAGTTTCCAGCTTCGTTTACTCTGGATTTACTTTTTCTAGCCATTAAGAAACTCCTGCTGTTTGTGGACGAATAGGGGTAACTGTTGGTTGTTGAGGTTGTTCTAGAGGCATTTCTTGTTGTTTTGTACTAGCTTGTTGTTTTTCTTTAGTAGCTATGTCGCGTTCCTTTAACAACTGTTCACTAATTTTAATTCTACGCTCAAACTCTTTATCATCTTGAGTTCCTGCTTTAAGATTAGTTGTAATTGCTTTAATACGATCAATTTCTAGTTCTTGAGGAATAGTTTGGGTTTCAACTTCAAGTTTAGCTGCCCTTGCTGATGCTTCTTGTGCTTGTCCGTTAAGTGCATTAGTTTGAGATTGTTGGAACTCAAGCTGTGCTTGGGCAGTAAGTTGAGCAATTTGAGCTTGTTGCGGATTTGGTTGAGCAGCCTGATTAAACACAGCAAGGAGTTCTTCACGATTACTAAGAGACATATTATCAATAATTGCTGATAACAACTGTAGTTTAACAGGGTTATCGTCACCCATAGTTTGCAACAACTGGGTTAACTGGGCAATTTCGTATTCTCTAGCAACAACCCCAAGGGAACTAGACGCTATAAACTTGTAGTCACCTACTGGATATAGCTCTGGCTCAAACTGCATATACCTATGGGCTACTTTAGTAACAAAAGGTAACAAGAAAGACTCTTGAAAATTTATCAATGTTCGTTTATGTCGTTTAATTATAGTTCCTAGACCCATAGAAAAACCAGCGGCTGATCTTGTGTCTGAACCTGCGGTTGTGCCTGAGGGATCTACTGCACCTGTAGCAGTCTGTACCATTTTCTGTAATGCTTCTGCTTGAGCAAAAGTAATCTGGTTAACCTGACCAAAATTAAATGGCTGTAGTGTTTCAGAAGGATTACCATTGGTTAAAATTACTTTACCTGCTCTCACTTCTGGTTTAGAACCTCTAGGCATTCTGGAAGCATCCATAGCTAACATAGGATGTATAGTTAAAGCTAAAGCATCTATCCTAGCTCGTAATTCTGCATCTAACGCCTTTTGTGAGTTATACCCTTTTTCACATACTCCTCTACCCCAAAAACGACTAGGAACGACATCAAAAGGAAATGCGATAATAGGACGATCCTGCATCATGTAAGGATTTTCTTCTGCTTTAAGAAGAACACCTTTGTTAGCAATACAAACAATTGCTTCTACATAGTAACTTTCTGTTCCTTCTTCTTCATCATCAACTAAAGTTTCTACAATTTCTTCATCGTCTTCACTTAACAAACCTTCTTGTTGTGCTTTTTTTAATAAATAACGAGGAACAAGACCATAATAAGTTGTTTTTCTTGTTTTGTTGTCATCGTATACATTAGTTAAATCATCAGGTTCAATATCAGAATCATAATACGTTGTTTCTAAAGGAGTATTTTTATAAATCCCTTGTTCCTGAAGTATTTCAATTGAGTGTTTAGGTACAAACTCCTCAATAGCTACACCTAAAGCATCATCTACAGATGTAGCCAGAGGATCAATAAGAAAATTTTGAGGCATTATGGAACGTAACTTACAAACTGTCCGTTCTCTTATATTTACTCCAACAGCTTGTAGATCACCTCCCATGACAGGTTGAGTAGCAGGAGCCATTTCTTTTTCATCAGACAGTGTTATTTCAGCTATCCCTGTACCAAAAATAGCTGAGTTTAAAACACACTCTGCAATAGCTTTGCGTACTTTGGTTTTAGTAAAGTCTTCGTAAAGACGTTCTCGTAGTAACACAATATCTTGAGGTGTAGGATCGCCAATATCGTCTTTAATATCAAACCAACGTCCTCTGCCAAAAGTGGCTTCTTCTATTTCTGCTACTGTAGACTCAACTGCTTGTTGAATAGCTGGTGAAACTATTCTTGACCGTTCAGAACCTCTAGTTCTGTCTTCAGGAGACCACTGACCTCTAAACAATCTATAATATTCGTCAAAAAGACTTTCGTAGTTTGTTTCAAAATTATTACGCCAATCGTCACATTTATTGATTACCCAACCTTCTAAAGTTTCTTCTCTAAAAGCATCTTCACCGTAATTTTCCATAGTTTAATATCCTGCGTAAGCGTCCGTAAATTCGTAATCTTCTTCTTCGTAATCAATATTATAAGCTATTTGAGCTAGTTGGTCTATGTAAGCTAGGCTATCTATCAAATCATCGTGTACCATAGGACTAGGAAACTGAAATAACTGGTCTAAAAACGGTGTATTCCAAGAACCTTTGTTTAATTTTATGTTACCATGCTCAAATCTACCCTGTAACGCCCAAACAACCCTGTCTGTTTTCTTTTTATTGCCGTGGGTTAACTCTTCTATCCTAAAGAACCGTTGATTTTTTTTCATTAAGTCGCTAATGTAGGGTAAGACTGCGTTTTTTAACGCTCCTTTTTCTATTCCTACGGATACTGGAGAATAATCCCTGACTACTTCAAAGATTTTTCTAGCAGTTTCTTTTACTCCCCACCTGCCGTGGACTATTGTTGATACCCACCAGCCTTCAGTTCCTGCTTTTACGACTGAAATAGCTGTTTCGTCCAAACGATTACTTTTAGTTTTATTTTTATTAACATCTATAAAACCAGCAAGGTCAACTGAGACATAATATTCTCCTTCGTCTGGTTCTTCTTCACAAAATATAACGTGTTCTTCTTTGAAAAGCTCTGATCCCTGTGCTTCAAAAGAAGCCAAGAACTCCTGTCGATAGGAGTAACGTGACATTGACTTTTCTGCTGCTTCGATTTCCTTGGGATCAAGCAAGGGGTTATCAAAACTGGTAAAATGCCAACTTTTAAAATCAGGATCATCCTCAGTTAAATTAGCGTAGGTATACAAATCATAAAAATGATTTCTACCCATAGGTGTACCAATGAATAAAGCATGGCCCTTTTGGTCAGCTAGGGCAGGTCTGAGGATCTGTTCCCAGACTTCAGGCTTCATGTCAGCGTATTCGTCCAGACACAAGAACTTAAGGCTGACACCACGCATTGTTTCTGGTCTATCTGCACCTTTTAATGCAATAGTGCATCCATTAACCAACTTAATATGCAGATTGTTAACGTGAGAAGAAGCAATAACACCGTGTCCAAGATCAAGTAAAAGGCTCCACATAATGTCTCTGGCTTGTCCTTGGGTGGGAGCAACATAAAATACCTGACCTGATTTTTCATTTAACGCATTGATAATAAGTAACCAAGCAGCCAGCCTTGATTTACCTGTACGCCTACCAGCAGCAATAACCTTAAATCTGGTTTTATCTGCAAAGACATCTTGTTGCCAAGGTAATAACTCTACCTTAAGATCAGTCATTAAATAACTCTACGTTCTTTAAAAACATACAACGGTTTTTCCCTAAACCATAAATTAGTTATATATTTATTTCCTTTTTCAACAAGCATACCGCCATGTAAAGAATTAACGTGACGTTCTTTTTCTTTGTTTAAATTATTAAAAACAACCATTCTGCCTTGTTTTGCTTTAATTTCTACGTTTAAATTAGGAAACAATGTACTTCCTCCTTTTTCAACCGTATTTAAATAAATCAAACAAGTTGTTGTTCTTTGTCCATAATTTTTAGTATATTTTTTTCCTTGTTCTGTTGTTAAATTCCAAGCATCATAATGAGGATCATATTTTTGATTTGTTCCGTATTCAACAACTTGAAATTTTTCAGCATAATTTAAAGGTTGATTAACAATATCTGCAATTTTACAACCAATATCAAACATAAAAGAAGTCATACTATGAGGCAACCAACCGTTTAAACCAGTACGTCCACTAGAATAGACAGATTTATTGTCTTTGTTTGAACAAACTTTAGCTTTGTTAAGAGTAAGGTTGTTTGCTTGGTTTAAAATATGTTCGGTTTCTTTAACAGATAAAAAATTATCATAAACTGTAATTAACGGATCTTCTTCAACTTTTATCATTTTTTTTTCTTTATTAGTCCCTTGTCTTTGTTTCCAAACTTTTTTAATTCTGTTTCTTTCTTTAACAGCTTCTTCTTTATATTCACCATTTTTATCTACATAATGAAGAAATACTTGTGTTTGCCACTCATCTTTTAAAGGATCACGCCAATGCTCTAACTCGCAACCTTTATAAATACATAAACTACCTATATTCATGTCTAAACTAACTTCTTTATCTTGTAAGGACATAAATTTTATAGGCCAAGATTTAGTACCAGAATACCCTAAAGTTAACGTAACAGAAATTTCACACGCTTTTCTATCTTTATGTTTTTTTAATTTAGTTCCTTTTTGATATAATCTAGCATAACAATATGTAGGTAATAATTCTTTACCTGAAATTTTACTAACTAACGGAGCATAAAAAAATAATAATTTATCAAGTTTTTTATCATTATAAATACTTAAACTATCAGGACATTGACGGTCTGTTTTAAGATTATTAGAGTTTTTTAGTTTAAACAAATGATTAGTAAGTTTATTACATTTTTTAAAGTCTAATGTATTTGGTATTTCTACATAACCGTTTTCTTTAAACAAAATCTTTGTTAGTTTATTAGACACCGTCATTATTTTTTTTCTTTGGTATTATATTTACGACCTTCCCAAGTAAAAGTTTTTTGCTTTTTTTTCTTAGCTTCTGAAAATGCTTCCCTAAATGATTTGGCAGGTTTAGATTGTTTTTTATAAGTAGGATAAGCCTTAGGATCAACTCTGTTATCTTTTGATTTATTTTTAGTTGAAGACCCTGCTACAGCACCAGCCACAGCACCACCAGCTACTGCTTTTCTTGCTGTATCTCTAGTTGCTCTTTGACTTTTTGTTGCTTTTTCAATCTTAGATTGACCAGCAGTTTTTGGAGTTGTTAAATCTTTGTAATGTTTTTTAGCTTCTTTTACAAGTTTAGGCCCATATTTTTTAACAGCAGAAACGGCTCCTGATCTTAATATTAAAGGTGCTAAAGGCATAATTTTTTCCTTTTATTAGTATGTCCACATAACTGGCGGTTTTGAATCTCGTACATCAACGTGTACAAACGTATTCGCAATGCCAATTCCTCTGAATCCAAGTTTGATTGCTTCTCTGACAATGGTATACCTTTCAACTCCATTATTAACTTTAATGTCTGCTGCAAGTCCAAGGGCGTGTGTTCCGGCTTTGGTTTTTTTGGCCTCAATAGGATGAGTAGAGTCACGATAGCCAGAGGTAATAACAAAAGGAAATCCACAGTTTTCTCGCAGTTTATCTAGTTGATAAATTAATTTATCTTGTATTTTATTTTTACCAGTGTGTTGACATTTAAATTCATCTTTGTTAAAATATTTAAATTTACTCATCAATCACTTCTCCATCAATCGTTGAATCCCCTGAGGATACAATAGTTTCTCCACCAATACCTGTAATTGATATATTAATAGCACTTTTGCCTCCACCTATCTTATCTTTTTCAAAATAGCTTAAAGGCATTATTCTGTCAACAACTAACTTCCATGCCGCAGCTTGATTTTTATGTTCGTTGTCCAAAGCAGCATCAAAGATTGACTCAAGAACCATACGAGATTTAGGAGATGACAACATCCTACTTTTATACTCATTGATAATAGCAGCATCACCCTTGGGCCTTCCTCTGGGTAAACCTGTGGCCCCTCTTTTCCTAACAACCATTTCAGACTTTTTTGGTCTTCCACGTTTACGCTTGGGAGGGTCTATGTTATTCATAAGTATAATCTTTAGTTGAACTTTTGAATTGCCTAAGGAATATTTTATATATTATTTATATAATTAATCCTTAGATTACTCTATAATTATACCATATTTTAAACCATAAGTCAAGTCTTTTTTATGTCAAATTGCTCTTTTTTGTGTCTAGCAGGGTACTGCAACAGTAACCACCCTGAGTTGTCCCATGGGGGCCATTGTTTTCCGTAGGTTAGTAAGCACTCACTTACTCTAAGGTTAGTAAGTACTAACTTCAGAATTACCAAAGGTTAGTAAGTACTAACTTCAGAATAGTAAGTACTAACTTCAGAATTACCAAAGGTTAGTAAGTACTAACTTCAGAATAGTAAGTACTAACTTCAGAAAAACTTGGCACGATTATTGCATAAGAAAAACTGGGGGAATTCCGTTGGCATAATCTTTGCATGATGACATAAGTTGGCATGGGAATTGCAAGGGAAAAATGTGTGCCAATAGTACCCAATAACCTTAGAACATTATTGCATAACAAATGTTTATTTATGCGATTTATTGTATAAGGTTAAACACTGGTTTGGCATGATTATTGCTAGAGAAATCAATTAGTTATTTATTTAAAAAAAAATGAAAAAAAATGCTATTCTGTCGCTAATAGATATACATTAGTCGTTTTTAGAATGATTTTATATTTTAGCTATGCTTTAATAGCACTTCATTCATTAACAGAGGTAATACGACATGGCTAAAACTTCAACTAGCGGATCGAAGCATCTTACTTGCTGGGATCATGCAAAACAAGATGGTGCTATATTTAGTTCTATCTTAGGACGCAAGTTCTATATTCGTTCACGTAAGGATACCAGCAAAGTATATGCTACTGGCGCGTTCATTAATAAGCCCAAGCGCTTTGCACAGGCTATAAACTGCGCTCCATTTGGCTATACTTCTGGAACGTCATTTCGGCACAATTTGCACGTAGGACGCTATTCCTTAGGCATCTAGCCAACACCTAGGAAATCCCTAGACATACCTAGCCCTTACCAGTGCTAGACCATAAGCCCGCTATATGTGGGCTTTCTAGGTGAAAACACATTGACATGGAGGATATCATATCAGACTGAACAGAAAACAAAGACGAACCAACGCAGCACTGGCAAAACGCAGACCCACAAACAGCAAACAAAGAAAGCGTCATTTGCCCAGACTGTACTCATAACGAAAGTTCTTTAACCATTTAGATAAGGGTGCTAGGCTGTCATGGTCAGCACCCTAGGGAGTCTTTGATAAACTTGATGCATGGTTTACAATAATGTATAGTATGCATGAAGTTTATTAGAATGAAGTGAAGATGAAGTGAAGATGAAGTGAAGATGAAGTGAAGATGAAGTGAAGATGAAGTGAAGGGAGAACTAATCAAATGTTATATTCACAATATTGCAGAATAGAAGGCGAGGCAATGTATCTCAATGGTGGGCGATATCCGTCCAGAAAGGATATGATAAAAGGGCTTCGTTCAAGACTCACAAATAAAGGCAAAAGTTTTGAGGCTAGAAAGTATAGACATACTCTCATTAGGGAAATGTTAGATATTCATAGTAAGGGCTTGTGATGACCATAATTAGAAAATTATCAGCAGTAAAAAAACCTAGGATAAACAAAAGTATTAATGGATTTATTCTATATGATGGTGTCAGTATGTTAGACAATCAACCCATTGTTTGTATTGCTACTTTATCATCTAGTAATGATAAAACTGGTGACATGGTGCAAACATGGATTCTACGTAGTGACATACACCCAGTATCAGCGACCAAAACTGGTGATGATATTTCAGTATGTGGAAACTGTATACATAGACATTACAATAATGGTGCGTGTTATGTTAAAACATTCCAAGCGCCAGCCAATGTATACAAATCCTACAAGAAAAACAATTATCCAAAGTATGACCCAGTATTACATAGTCAATATTTTATGGGACGCAAGATAAGACTAGGTGCGTATGGTGACCCAGCAGCAGTACCCTATGAGATATTTAAAAATATTACTGATATAACATTGGGTCACACTGGTTATACACACCAAGTCAGACATAAAAATTTTGATGATAGATACTTATCATTGTGCCAAGTATCTGTAGACTCACCTAAACAGGCTGAGAAATACCAGAAACTAGGTGCTAAAACTTTCAGAGTAGCTATGGATGGTGATAGTTTACTTGAGAATGAGATAGAATGCCTTGCAGATAGTCAAGGTATACAATGTAAAGATTGTATGCTTTGTGATGGTCAAAAGAAAAATATAGCTATCACAGTCCATGGTAATTTGTCTGGACGTTTTAAGACAAGCATTGTTAAACTGGTAGGATAAAATAATACTTTACAAACTGGTGATAATCTGGTAACGTGTCACTCTAAAATGAAAAAACAAAAACAAGTTTGAAGTAAAGATGAAGTGAAGATGAAGTGAAGATGAAGTGAAGATGAAATAAAGATGAAGTAAAGATGAAAGGAGAAACAATGATGGACGAACAGTTTGAACTAAACTTTTATGATGATGGTGATTATGGCGGTATCAACACAGACTCATTACCCTATGATGATGTTGCTGATAAGAGTGATCTTTGGGAACTGCTGAAACCTATTGGAACTATGGGGGACTATCGATACAATGGTGATTCTTAAGGTAGTCAATGGAAAGTATGGGTATCTTATTCATCAAGTACAGGGTGAAGAAATTGAGATACCTAATGTGAACTATGAAACATTCGATGAGGCTTATGATGTACTGGTGTCATTGATGATGACTGAAAATGAAGGTATCATTATTGAAGGTGAAATGTAATGAGTAACTGGAAAAGGTGGTATTGGAATCAAAACTTAAGTTACCAGAACCATCCGTTTGAAAGAACTGAAAGGAGGAAGTTAGTGAAAAATTTATTGCCTGAAGGATTCCAAAGAGATTTTTCATGGGATGCTTTTGTAAAAGATGATGGTGAAAAAGACAGAAAGATTGATGGTCATCTTGGGCCAATCCCAAGAGAAACCATGATAACTGAACTGGTTGAAATGTACGTTGAGAATGTTACTTTAACAGAGACAAGGCGTATTGTCGAAAAGTATTACCAAGATTCATGTGATGATTTACGTGACGATTGGTTGTACAAAGAGTATGCTGCGTGTATAGGAGGGCATATAAAGTGAGGTGCAGGGCGTGTAACACAATGCTATCTGATGCTGAGTCTGTACGTAAAGACAGGCTGACAGGTGAATACCTTGATATGTGTACAGATTGTATTATATCTGGGAGTGAAGGTGATCTTGAAGGTTATGTGGTATGTCAAGAATTTAAAGCAACTTGTGATGACATACCACATCATTGAAAAAAAGGTTGTACTTTGGTAAAATACATGGTATAATCTTAAGTATTGATTAATTATTTAATCATTAATAAATTAACTTTTGTTTATCCTAAGGAGGATAGTTATGACTACACAAGGTCATGTCATTGAAGGTACTGTTGCCTTTTCTCATATCACTGAGCATGAGATGATAAGAGACAGGGACACAGGTAAAGAAACGTCAACGAATAAGTATAGCATTACGCTTAGTCTTGACGATGGTGCAGCTAAAGACCTTTCTGAAAAAGGTGTCAAGCTGAAGGAGTGGGAAGGAGTCAAGCAGCGAAAGTTCGCTACAGGGTTTGAGGACTTTCCTGTTTATGATGCCACACAGGGCGAAGATGATGCTCGTTGGGATGGTGGTGAAATAGGGCGTGGTGCTAAAGTGAGGGTTCTTTTTTCACTTAAGCCAAACACGCTTCATGGTATGATTCCTTATATGAATCGTATCAAGGTGTTAGAACACGCACCTGAAATGGAAATGAGTGACTTTTAATGTCAACTGAGTCACATTTTGTCAAACATGAGCCATGCCCTAAGTGTGGCTCTAAGGACAACCTAGCTAGATATTCAGATGGTCATGCTGTATGTTTCAGTGTAGGATGTAAATACTACGAACATGGCAACGATGACAATGTGATACAGATTGGTGTGCTACATAGGGAGGTAGAGATGGAAGGTACTGTATCTGCAATACCTGATAGGCGAATAGGCCTTGAGACCTGTAAAAAATATGGTGTCAAAGTTGAGTTCGACTTGAAGGGTAATATTGACAAGCATTACTATCCATACGTTGACAAATCTACTGGAGAGGTAGTAGGTACAAAGGTTAGGGTTTGTAACCCAAAGAACTTTTTTTCCCAAGGTATCTTTATTAACTCAGGGTTATTTGGTCAGGACAAATTCAAGGAAGGTGGGAAGTATATCACCATCACTGAAGGCGAACTAGACGCACTTGCAGTCTCTGAGATGTTCGATAATAAATGGCCTGTGGTGTCTCTTAGGAGTGGGGCAGCAGGAGCATCTAAAGATATCAAGGAAAACTTGGAATGGTTGGAAACATTTGAGAACGTGGTTATTTGTTTCGATAGTGACAAGGCAGGTCAGGATGCAGCTAGGTCTGTTCTTGACCTGTTCTCCCCCAACAAGGCGAAAAACGTAGTCTTATCTATGAAAGACGCAGGGGAAATGTTACAACATAACAAGGTTAAAAAGTTTGTAGAGTCTTGGTGGAACGCTAAGACTTATCAACCTGATGGTATCATCTCAGGCAAGGATACTTGGGCTTTGATAACAGAACGAGAAGACGTTCTGATTTATCCTTATCCTTGGGCTTGCTTGAATGAATTAACGTATGGTTTTAGAGAACGTGAACTGGTCACGATTACCAGTGGAAGTGGAATGGGTAAGTCCCAGATAGTCAGGGAGCTATCTCATTACATTTTAAGTGCAACAGAGGATAACATAGGTATCCTTGCGTTGGAAGAGGACATACCTAGGACTGCCTTAGGTTTAATGTCGATAGAGGCTAATATGCCTCTGCATCTCAGGGACGATATATCCCTACAAGAGAAGAAGAAATACTGGAACAGGACTTTAGGATCAGGCAGGTTTTATCTGTTCGATCACTGGGGTTCAACCAATGAGGACAACCTACTATCCAGAATACGATACATGGCTAAAGGTCTGGACTGTAAATGGATTATCTTAGACCATCTTAGCATTGTCGTTAGCGATCAGGAAGTGGCAGATGAGCGTAAAGCGATTGACAGTATTATGACTAACTTACGTAAGTTGGTACAGGAAACTGGGGTTGGTTTGTTCTTGGTATCTCACTTACGTAGACCCAATGGGAAGGCACATGAGGATGGTGGGCAAATATCTTTAGCTGAACTAAGAGGATCAGCGGCCATAGCCCAATTGTCTGATATGGTTATTGGTCTTGAAAGAGATCAACAACACGATGACCCAAGGGTTCGTAATACTACTAACGTCAGGGTACTTAAGAATAGATTTGCAGGGCTGACAGGTCTTGCCTGTTATCTATATTACAATAAGGACACAGGGCGTATGGAAGAAACAACCTGTCCACTGGAAGGAGGAGAATCGTTTTGAAAAAAATAATATTTCTTGACGTAGAAGCAGATAGCTTAACCCCTACAGTGATACATTGTGTGTGTGGTCTTATTGATGGTAAAGAATTTTGGACTGCCCATCCTCAGGAACTACAGGAATACATCAAAGGTGGTAACATAATTGTAGGTCATAATATTTTAGGTTATGATAAACCTGTTTTAGAAAGATTATGGAATATAGACTTTGAAGGCTGCTTCCTCGTAGATACCTTGGTCATGTCTAGGATTGCAGAACCATGTAGGGAAGGTGGTCATTCCTTACGTAATTGGGGTGAGTATTTACGGATGCCTAAGGCAGTACATGAGGACTTTGAAGAGTTCTCAGAGGAAATGTTAGCTTACTGTCAACAGGATGTTAGACTAACAAAAGCAGTTTACGATAGGTTATTGTTAGACTTGGAAGATTTTTCTGATGAAAGCATCCAACTGGAACATGAGGTACAAAGGATAATCCTTGATCAGATGGACAGTGGATGGTTACTGGATCAAGAGAAAACCTTCATGCTTTTGGCTGAGTTGAAAGAAAAGAAGAATGACATTGAGGAAGAAGTGAGAACCACGTTCAAACCTTTACCTTCTTTTATACGTGAGGTTACGCCTAGAATAAAGAAGGATGGTAGTTTATCTATCGTTGGTCTAAGGTTCCTTGGTAGTCTCTGGGAATCAGTTGGTGGTGACTTTAGTAGGATTGATTGGGAAGAGTTTAACTTGGGATCAAGACAGCAGATTGCTAAACAGTTACAATACTTTGGTTGGAAGCCAGATCAGTTTACTGCGACAGGACAGCCTGTAATAAATGAAAAGGTTCTGGCATCAATAAAGAATATCCCAGAGGCTTCGTTAATATCTGAGTATCTTATGATACAGAAGCGAATTGCACAGGTTCAGTCTTGGCAAGACGCAGTTCAGGACGATGGTAGAGTACATGGTTACGTCAACGCTAATGGAACTGTCACAGGTAGGATGACACATTCAAGTCCTAATATGGGGCAGATCCCTGCAATCTATTCACCCTATGGGGCAGAATGTAGACGTTGCTGGATTGTACCTAATGGTTATAAACTGGTAGGTGTAGATGCCTCTGGGTTGGAACTCAGGATGCTTGCACACTACATGAACGATAAGGAGTTTACAAATGAAATCCTCACAGGTGATATACACACACGCAACCAACGCCTTGCAGGACTTGGAACAAGAGATCAAGCTAAAACTTTCATTTATGCTTTTCTTTATGGAGCAGGGGACGAGAAGATTGGGAGTATCGTTGGAGGAAACTCAACTGATGGTAGAGACCTTAAAAGAAAGTTCCTCAAGAATACGCCAGCACTTGCAAGATTACGAGAAGCAGTTGGACGAGCATCTACAAGAGGCTTTCTTTACGGATTGGATAGGAGAAGGATCGCTGTACGATCAGAACACAGTGCATTAAATACTCTTCTACAGTCAGCAGGTTCTATTGTAATGAAACACGCTTTACGTTTGTTAGAAAATACAGCTATCCTTCCTTTTTGGAATGATGAGCCTTGGGAATACAGGTTTATAGGAAATATCCATGATGAGATTCAAACAGAGGTTAAAGAAAACCAAGCTGAAAAGTTTGGGCAAATGGCGGTGGATTGTTTGGAAGAGACAGGAAAACAACTTAAACTTAAATGCCCACTCACAGGAGATTACAAAGTGGGAGACAACTGGGCAGAGACCCACTAAGGAGTAGTTATGAAATGTTCAAACAGAAAAGGAGACTTTGCAGAATACTACGCTGTTACATGGTTATGGGATCAAGGATACGAAGTTTTTAGAAATTGTGGATCTACTGGATTGATTGATATGATAGCTATGAAAGATGGCGAAATAAAACTGATTGATGTAAAAACAATAGATGAACCTCGTCATACTATTAATCCACAAACAGGTAAACTAAGATCAGGAGGGGGAAGACTAAGTAAAGAACAAAAAGAACTGGGGGTCTGTATATTAAAGTTTCACCCAGAAACTCGTAATTTAGTTTTTAGGACGCATAAACATGAAACATATTGAAACTTTAATACAGGACATTTATCAATTAGTGTCCACTAGCGATGCGGAGGATAGCGTAGACGTTGATGCAGAGATTGATAAGTTTGGTGAGGCAATGAAAGAGTTAATGAGGAATCAATTCACTGGTGATAAAAGACCTCCCCAGAAACATAGACTCAGGCTGTCTGCAATTGGACGTAAGGATAAATACTTGTGGAATCAATATCATGGTACTGATGGAGAAAAGATTCAGCCGCATACCTATGTTAAATTCCTTTATGGTCATGTGATTGAAGAACTCTTGCTCTTCTTAAGTAGACTTGCAGGACACAAGGTAGAGAGTGAACAGAAAGAATGTTATGTCGATGGTGTTAAGGGGCATATGGATTGTAGGATAGATGGCGTGGTTACTGATGTAAAATCAGCCTCTTCCTATGGTTTCAAAAAGTTCAAACAAGGGACTATTGCACAGGACGATGCGTTTGGATACGTTGACCAGCTTGAAGCATACGCCCACTCTGAAGGAGCTAACGAGTATGGTTGGTTAGCTATGGACAAACAAAATGGACACCTTACATATCTAAAACAGAAGGCCAACAAAGATATTGTTGCCAGAGTTCAGCACGTAAAAGAACTTGTAAAAGGTGATGAACCAAAGGAGCTTTGTTATCAACCTGTACCTGATGGTAAATCAGGGAACACTAAGCTGGCTATTGGTTGCTCTTATTGTCAGTTCAAGAAACATTGCTATCCCAAACTCAGGGCTTTTAATTACTCCACAGGAATACGTTTCCTTAACAAAGTAGTGAAAGAACCCAATGTACAGGAGATAACCCTGTGAATAAATACAGGTCAAACTTGGAGTTTAACGTATCAGAGTTATTAGGGGAGAAAGATGGTTTTACATACGAGCCTTGTATGTACCCATACCAGATCCATAAACAATATCTTCCTGATTTCGTACACGCTGATGAAAAAATATTGATTGAATGTAAAGGTTTCTTTCGATCAGGAGACACTCAAAAGTACAAAGCTATACGAGACTGTCTTCCTGATTGGGAGTTAATTTTTATTTTAAGTTCTCTCAAAAAGAAAGTCAGAAAAAATAGTAACATTACCATGAAAGAATGGTGTACAAAGGAGGGTTTTATGTGTTATACTATTAGCTCAGTACACAAACTGAAGGAATATATTAAGGACAAACAAAAATGTCGTTCACGTTTGAAGAGTTAAAAGAAGCCATAGTCAGGGAGTATGATGTAGACTTGGTATGTGAAATTTTAGAAGTCTCTGTTGAAGATTTATTGGATGCATTTGAAGATAAACTTATTATCAACAGAGATAAATTTAACGAGGATAATTTACGTGAGTATTGATAGAGTAAAACCTGAAGAGTGGGATGAGCTAACTAAAAACGTAAACTCACCGCCCCACTACAACAAAGGAAACATAGAAGCTATCGAAGCAATAGAAGCGTCTATGTCTAAACTGGAATATCAAGGATACCTAAAAGGTTCAGTATTAAAATACCTCTGGCGTTACAACTACAAAGGTAAACCAGAGGAAGACCTTAAAAAAGCAAAATGGTTTCTCGATAGATTAACAGGTGTCTTATGAGTTTTCAATTCTTAAACATGGTCTGGACTTTAGACTTTAGAAATGGTTTTGGTTTTGACATAGAAGCAACAGACAGTAGACCTGTATGGACAATAATGAACAATGACAACTATGTAACCCCAATGGCTTTTAATGGATTGGTATTGCTTTTACCTTTTATTTGTGTTACCATTGGAAATGTTACGTTATTAGAGGATATGTAGGAATGGATCAGTATCAACAATTTATACACAAATCACGTTACGCTAGATGGCTACCTGAGGAAAATCGTAGGGAAACTTGGACAGAAACTGTCAACAGGTACGTAAACTTCTGGGTGGACAGAAAACAGATAGGGGCTTCAACAGCGGCAGAGCTTAAAGCAGCTATTAAAAACCTAGACGTTATGCCTTCTATGCGCTGTATGATGACAGCAGGTGAAGCTCTGGACAAAGATAACGTAGCAGGGTTTAACTGTAGTTACCTGCACATAGATAGCCCCAGATGTTTTGATGAATTGATGTATGTGCTGATGTGTGGCACTGGGGTTGGATTCAGCGTGGAACGTGGGTTCATCAATAAGATGCCTATAGTTGCTGAAGAGTTTTTTCCTACAGACACAACCATTGTTGTTGCTGACAGTAAGATAGGTTGGGCCAGTGCTTTTAGGGAACTGATCAGCTTACTGTACGCAGGGAAGATACCTAAGTGGGACATGAGAAAGATCAGACCTGCTGGAGCTAGACTAAAGACATTTGGCGGTAGAGCTAGTGGGCCTGATCCTCTGGTTGATCTGTTTAATTTCTGTGTGGAGGTATTCCAGAAAGCAGCAGGACGAAAGCTCAACTCGATTGAGTGCCATGATATATGTTGTAAGATTGCAGATATTGTCGTTGTTGGTGGGGTTCGCAGGTCAGCTTTGATTAGCCTGTCGAACCTTTCTGACCCCAGAATGGCTAGGGCTAAGTCAGGTCAATGGTGGGAAACAGAACCCCAGAGAAGACTAGCAAATAATTCTGTAGCCTACACAGAAAAACCTGACTTTGAATCATTCCTGTCTGAGATGAAAAACATATACGAAAGTAAAGCAGGAGAACGTGGAATCTTTAGCAGGGTAGCAGCCCAGAACATTGCAGGTAGGAATGGGCGTAGAGATCCAGAGCAGGATTTTGGTACTAATCCCTGTTCAGAAATTATACTTAGATCCAATCAATTCTGTAATTTATCTGAGGTTGTAATACGTCCTGAGGATGGTCTAGAGGAACTAAAGGCAAAGGTACGTCTAGCGTCCATTATAGGCACTCTACAAGCCACTCTAACGGACTTTAGATACCTAAGGAATAGCTGGAGAAGGAACACAGAAGAAGAGGCTCTATTGGGCGTTTCCTTAACTGGTATTATGGATCATAAAATACTGGGTAATGTGTCTGAAGCAGAGCTTGAGTTTGGCCCTAATAAAAATTGGTTACAGGAGATGAGGGATGTTGCTATCGAAACTAATAAAGTCTGGGCTGGAAAGCTGGGCATCAATCAGTCAACCGCTATTACGTGTGTTAAACCTAGCGGCACTGTTTCTCAGCTTGTTAATAGTGCCAGTGGGATTCATCCTCGCTATGCAGACTTTTATATCCGTAGGGTTCGTAGCGACAATAAAGACCCTCTTGCTAGTTTCATGTCTAACAGGGGTTTTCCTGTGGAGCCTGACGTAATGTCTCCACAGTCTTTAGTTTTTTCTTTCCCTGTCAAGGCTCCTAAGGTTTCTACGTCAGCTAACGAAGTTACAGCACTAGATCAACTAGAGTTGTGGAAGGTGTATCAGAATAAATGGTGTGAACATAAACCCAGTATTACAGTTTACTACAGGGACGATGAGTTTCTGGAGGTAGCCCAGTGGATCTGGGATAACTTTGACTTGTGTAGTGGGATTGCTTTGTTGCCTTACAGTGACCACGTATATCAACAGGCTCCTTACGAGCAGATTACTGAAGAGAAGTATGAAAAGTTGTTAGCTCAGATGCCTAAGGACGTAGATTGGACTGAGCTTGAAGAGTTTGAAACTGAGGATAATACTACAGGGTCACAGGAGTTAGCCTGTGTAGGAGGTGCGTGTGAGCTTTGATAAGATTATTTATCACCTAACTGGGCCTTGG